AGTTTGTCTATTTAAAAAATTCTCTTTTTGCTCTTCAAGTGCTTCAATTTTTGCATTATTTACCCCAACTTGTTTATTAAAATTTACAACTTGGTCGTATTTAATTTTTTGATTTTGATATTTTTCTAGTAGCATTTTTCTAGTACTTCTGATCTGTTGGGCATCAGGATGCTCACTAGGAATGCTAGGATCAATCAATTGAGTTAGTTGCTCAAACCTTTCAATCATTCTTAAGTTTTGCTCATAAACTCTCTGTGCACTTTGACTTTTTCGTAGCTCATCATTCAAAATAGTTATTTTATCTGTGCACATGGATTCTCTTGATTCGGTTTGATACAATTTATTTTGTAAATCAACCTTTAAACTGAGCGCTTTTTTGTTATCAATTTTTTGACCACACATAGGACAATTGTCTCTGTCATCAATACTAGATAATTCTTTTTTCATTGTTTTTATTTCATTTTGATATACAACTAATGTTTGTTTTAATTTTTCTAACTGATCCATATCTTTAAATGATTCAGGCTTTTCAAGATCAACTCTAAAACTTAAATTATTTCTTTCACTAATATACAGGTTATTTTGATCTATCTTTTTACAAATCTGTTCATGATTACGCAATTTTTCATTTAATATACCCACTTCTTGTTGAAGTGATTCATCTAAATCAGGTAATGGTTGTTCATTTTGTTTTTGTGGAATTGACACATTGTTTAAAAAATCATCTATAGATTTCATCTCTCCAGACGTTTTTATGGCTTCACGATCAATGGTATTATACTTTATTTTTATAGTTTCTCCAATGTTCACATACTTTTCTAAATTAAACAAATTGATTAAAAACTTTTTTCTGTTAGTGTCAGTGGCTTTTAAAAAATCTAACAAGTCAACTGATGATTGATAAGTGAGTTGGGAGAATATTTCAAAATCTAAACCAAGAATTGATTGTATTTTTTTGTATGTGTCTAACACTTTATGATCAGATATATCAGTTCCGTTTTCAACAAGTGCAACTTTTGTTGTCGCTCCTGTGCGTTTTACGGAAATTGTATAATCATTATTGTTCACAGTAAACTCTAATGAGCTATCCCAGGTTTTAGACTTGCTCCATCTGTTTAACAAATCATTCTTTTTGATGCCTTTAATGTTTTTATTGAACAAGGTTTCTTGCAAGATAAGTGCGATACTACTTTTGCCACTTCCGTTTGGTGCAGTTAGTTGTGTCATTCTATTTTTATCAAAATGAATTACATTATCTTGTCCATATGAAAACAAGTTAGAAAAGGTTAATTTTTTTAATTTAATACTACTCATTGTTTCTCCAAGTGATAAATAAACTATCAACGTTGTTTAATTTTTTTATATAATGCGTTATCGCTAATTCCTCTGATATGCAAGCCTCCCAACCTGTCATCTTGATTCTTTTTCTTAACTGTGGGTAATCTTTATAAATAAACTCATCGTTTTTATTTCCAGGCTTTGTGGTGTCAACGTTCATCGCATAATGACAAAAAATTGGCTCTAAAGAAGTAAAGCTAAAAAAGTTTTTATCGCGATTAATGGCATACTTAATCATGTTAGGTGAATCTTCCCACCAACCTAAACCAAGAGTGGGATGCACATCAGGATTGTGCCCGCAACCAATTAGTATTTCATCTTCAGCTTGTTCATCTAATAATTTGGTTAAACACACTTGTGAAGGACTAGCATTAAACTGTCCAAACATGACAGCCTTTTTTGTCCGCTCTTTCATCTCGTTCATGCTGATAGGAATTATCTTGTGTTGTATTTTTCTGTCAGCACAGTAAGTGCGAGCTCTGTTTAAGTCTATTGCGTTTTTATCGCCAAACAAACTCAAGGTGACACAAGAAAAGGGAATGTTTAAATTGTAAAAAGTTTCAGCACACACTTCACTGTCAATCCCTCCACTTAAACTGATCACAGGTTTGTATCCTGCAAAAGTGTGATCAAATCTTCTTACTAATCTTTTGTAATCAGCTTTTATATTGTAACTGTGATATTTAAACTTATCGCAAATCGCCTCAACAGTGCAATCTCCCTCAGGTCGCATATAACTATTATTAGAATATCGCCAATACACATGATTGATTTCAAACATTGATATTAAGAGTTTTAAATTCATCAATCACCGATTCTTTATCTTTTACTTTTATATAATCTAAATACATATTAAGTTCTTCATGCATATCTTTGTTTTTCAAATCTAACTTGCTTTGATCGTCAGGAGCAGCTGCAATCTTTTTATCTAACAGTTCTGTGTTTTCTATTTTGCTGAGTTCGTCAATTGATCCTGTAACTTCGTACACAACATGATTGATTTTATCTTCAATCATTTTTTCGCCTGCTGAAATGCGTTTGCGAATCAATTTTGGTAAATTAAGATTGTGAAAGCGTTTAACATATGTGCGGTCTGAGTTAAAATCATAAATGTCTACCCCATACTCTCGCTTTTCATCGCGATCAAATGTGGTGTTCAGCGGACTGCCAGGATAGTTACAGTTAGTGTCACCATAACGATGATTAAAGTGTAAGTCACCAAGTAAACATAAGCGCCAAGGGGCGAGACGGGAAAAGTCATATTCTGGCGATACATGCGGTGGCACTTCTCCGCGAATATGTGTGACCAAAATGTCGCCTTCCACATAATCAGGGAGATTGTCTTTTTGCATTTCCCCGTACGGAAAAAAGCAAAAATTCGCTTCACCAACACTCGCGCGTCCATTTCTAGTAAAAACAGTGACGTTTTCATTCTTGATAGCGTTCTCTTGAGTAAAGTATTCAAAAAATGATTCTCCTTTTCTTGTGGCTTCGTGATTACCTGGGATTATGAACGTGGGAATGGTGACTGAATTGATATAGCTTAAAAACAAACAGATTTCATCTGGTTCTGGTTTTTTATCAAATATGTCACCAGCTATGATGTGTACATCACATGATTGTTCCAGAGCGATGAGCTTTCTGAACATGGTTTTAAATCGTTGCTCTTGCCAACTATATGGAACCTTTTTCTTGTGAAGTATTATGTGCCAATCAGCACTACATAAAATTTTTGTCATTGACCCTGCCTGTAAAATGTGTTAAAAATGTTGAGTAGCAATTGAAAAAACAACAACGCAGTTGAAAAGCTGTTGAACAAGGCTCGAACAATATTTCACTGCGTGTTTCGTAGAAACGCAGAGCGGAAAACGTAGTTTTCCAGTCTACGTCACCACTGTGTCTGCGTTACTAGATGTGCTCTTCTGCTTTATCATCTTACTAACGTCACCCTCAAATGTGTAACTTCCTACGTGATTAAGTTTTGTAGATAAATCAACCCAAATCTCTCCACCTATTTTTTGTAACCTACGACAGAAAGTGTAATCTTCCGATAAATATCTATTATCATCAGGATCGTGTATTGTATCAAAAAATGAATAACAATAATCATTATATTTTGGATCAATGTTAGAGTCATTTTTGTAATGCAGTTCTGGGTAATGTTGTCTCATTTTATCAAAAACTTTCTTTTTAATACAAAAGAAACCTGTAGATGCATCAAGAACCTCTACTGCACCATTCTCTAATCTTACTTGACCTGTTTTGTTGTCTACAAATTTAAAGTTCATAGCATACTGCACGGGTAATGCTTTTTTAGGATATGCTCCTGCAACTATGTCTTTATCATATGCTAATGCTCTAAGTATGGATTCTGCTTCAAACTCAATGTCAGAGTCAATGAAAAATAAATGTGTGCAATCACTTTCCATAAACATCGCAGATAAAATGTTTCTTGCACGAGTCACTAATGATTCATTTCTTAAAGTCGTAACCCTAAACTGAATACCGTTTTTCATCAGCATTTGAGATGCACGAAATATACTCAAAAAGTATTGATCTGTCAGCATACCACCATAACAAGGAGTTGCAAAAAATATATTATACTTCCTTAAAATGTCTAAATCTATTTTTGCGGTATTATTCTCAATATCCTTAAAAGCTCCAAAATTCTTTGGAGCTTCTTTAGGTTTATCAACTTTAGATACTAGATCACTAAGTTTTCTTTTCATTATGCTAAGTCCTCAACAGACTCATCAACTGCTTTAAACTCGTCACTAACATCACTTGCAAAAAATGCAGTATTTTGAAGTAACCACTCTTTTTGCTCATCATATGTTTGACGCTTATAGATTCTGTCTAACTCAAACAGTTCCATACCTTTTTCTTCTTCAGTTAAAGCTGAGTTACTTCTTGCAGGTACTACTGTGTACTTAACATTTTGTGGAAGTGGCCCAGTCTTTTCTTTTTTGACAGTGAGGTCATAACCTTTT